CCAAAACCTTTCCTTTTCGTTTAATTCGTTTATAAAGCACTCTTCAATAATATCAAAACTATGATTTTTAAATCCATAACTTAAGATAGAATTATACAATCTAACTTGATTTTTACAGTTGTTATTTCTGTATTTTCTTATTCTGCTGTTTATATTTGTACTTTGACCTATATATATTTTCCCAGACGGAGAAGTTATCTTGTATATTCCTATCATATTTTTTTATTGCAAATATAACTATTTTTTATCTAGGGTCAAAAGAACTTAAGTCAAACCCATTAAGACTATCTTCATTACTCTCGAATGACACCGCAGGTAAATCTTTTTTACGTTGCTCTATCATCTTAGATTGCTGTGTAGCTTGTAATTTTGTTCTCTCGTCTTTTCTATCCTCCTTCATTTGTTCTTTGGTCTTCATACCATCAACCTCAATCCCCTTAAGTTGCATTTGGTATCCAAACTCTTTCTCCATAAGCATAAGCTTCATTTCAACTTCAGCCTTCATCTTCTCTATCTCGGCAGCTACTCTTGCTTGCTCTACCATCGCTTTACTTTGACCTTCTAATTGAATTAACTGAGCCTTGCCTTCTGAAGCAGCTTGAGCAGATTGCATATTACCTTGAGTTTGAGCATTAATTTCTTGCATTTTTTGCTCTTGTCTCTCCTTCATTCTCTTCTCCTTCTTAATTGAAAGGTATTTAGATGCTAAGGATAAATTCTTAATACCAAGAATAGCATACTTATCTTCTACACCAAGATTTCCTTGTTGAATTTCAAATGTAATATCCCCTTCTAATTTAGCTCTTTCTTCTTCGTCAGGTGTTAATTCGATGTTTATAGCAAAGTCGTGGATATACATATTCTTAATCTTATCCAACGCAGTAACATTGTTAGCTGATATTTTATTTATCAAGTCTTGTTTGGTCTCAGAGAATTGTAATACGTCTGCAATACGAATTGTAATGCATTTAGCTAACTCTCTTGTAACAAACATACTGCCTGCTAATATGTGTCTTGTCGCTACATTTGAAGAATACGCTGCCATCTTTTGAATACCAACTAAACTATTCTTATCAGGATTACTTGCATCAATAGCTTGATTAATTCCTGTTACAGATGCAATCATATCCATAGATATTTGAATTGAATCCCATAATGAACTAATCTTATCTTGACCTGATGAATGTCTAATCTCTTGAATAGGCACTTTAGCATTGTTAAATTCACCGCCTACATTAGAACTTCTACCGATAACAGAACCTGTTTGGAAGTACATATTCATAGCGTCTTCTACGGTGTATTTATTTCCACCACCAAGATTAATACCTACTAGCCCATCAACATCAATGTATTGACCATCAGGAACAACTCTTTGTTTTATTTGTTGTAGCTTTAACCAAGACATCTGAATGTCATCTGCAAATGGTATCATTCTGTTCACAGTTGAGTCTATATGTCCTTTATACATTTTAGGAGCAATACCAATGTAGTTAGGCTGTACTTTGTTTAAGTTTGATTTCTCCTTAACCATATTCTTACAAACCTCCCACTTTAATAAGATATTTGTTCCTAGTACTAAAATACCTTCGAACCACACCTCTTCAATCTTAGTTAATTTCTCAAAGTCGGCATCACCTGTTCCTTTATATACAAAGTCATTATCTTTTGCGATAACTTTTAATCCACCCTTTGAATTCTTCTTCTTCTTCCAAACTTTCTCTCTTGAGGTTTTGTAATTAAAGTACAATAAGCCTAATTTACCATCTAATACATCTTGAGATTGACCATTAAGGTTCAATTCATAATAGTTATTCCAAGATGAAGATATGCTTTGTAGTCTTTGTTTTTGCTCATCAGTTAGATTTGGAAATTCCTTATAAACTTCTGATAAATTTGTATTCTTGTATTCTCCGTAGTAGAAGCAATCTTGAAAGTAAGGGTCTTCTGTGTACGACCAAATTAAGTTTGCAGGGTCAACATATTCAATCTTAATTCCGTCTCCAGGAACGAATCTATGTTTTCCAAAACCAACACCAATCTCGATTATATCCTTCTCTATTTTTCTTCTTGTAATTTCGTTGTAGTTATTCTCTTTAAATACCGTTTCAACAGCTATCTCTACAGCTTGTTCAATTGGTGGCTTAAATTCAAACTCCATCTTAATATCTATCTCATCTTCACTTTCTGGTATTTGATCTAAAGGAACAGAAGTTACTTCAATCCCAACATCATTCTTTATTTTTTGAGCTAACTCCTTCCCAATCATATCTGTCTTAAGATTCTCTCTCTTCTTTGATTTTTCTTCAACAGATGTAGGGTCTACTGCAATAGCATTAATAGAGAATTCTCTCTGAGCCATTCCATTAGCAATTATATCTACATACTTAGGGATAACTGGTATAACCTTCCAATCTAAATTCAAATAAGACATATCTCCATTAACAGCGAAGTACTCCTTATATCTTGCAACACTCTGCAATCCATTAGCATACATTCTTCTCTTGTGAAATTCATCTCTTTGTTGATAATACTTACAGGTAGAGCTTTCTCTTTTAAACCATTCTGCTTGAATACTTTCGCCAACTTGTAATCCATAATCTTTTCCCTTTTGAACCTCAAATGGTACATTTTGATTTGGAAAACTTCTGTAAGGAATGGAAATACCTTCCGCTTTCTTCTTTATCATTTTTTACTTTATTTATTATAAGTCTTAAAATTTATAACTATATCCTCAGTCACCTTCTGTGCTGGAGCATACATTTTTCTATTTACTGCCATTATAGCTAAACCAGAACTAATAGAGGCATCAAACTTTGTTCTATTATTAATATCAAACTTAATCCAATCCTTTAGTGTGTCATTAAACACTATATTCTGAGGCACTTCATCGTCATCTGCATTACTACCAACGTATTTCTCTATGTAAGATTCAATAGCTGTTGCGTGCATTTGCTTAACATCTTCAGAGGAGTTAGGCATACCTCCTAATTCTTTCTCTGTTGGTGAAAGCCTATTTTCAGCCTTATCAAAACGAGTTATACTAAAACCTCTATACCCTCTATTCTTAAAGTGATATAATAAACGTGGCTTATTATTCTCTGCTAATATAGGCATACCATAAAATACACACGCCATTAATACATCTTCAAAGAATATCTCTGCGGTTTTTGGTCTTGCTACATACTCTAAAAAGAACGTATGATTAGGTGCATTAGAAAAACTAAATCCCGTTAGTCCGTGTAAAGCTCCCTTTGAAGCTCTATTGGTATCTTCATCGTAAGAACCATCTTTTCTAACACCTTCTACTGTTCCTGATATATCGTATGTATCACAACCGAAAGCCCCTATATCTCCATTTAATGGGTATTTTGAGTGTCCTCCTGGACCACTTTTTGTCTCAAATTTATTCCTCATCTCCTCTGGAGGTATCCAAGATAGCTTAAATCTTCCTTTCTCATTAGGGTGGAAATCAACTATTGTATCTTTAATACCATCTCTCCATTGGAAATTACCAACCGCAATTTTGCTATCAGCATCGTGGTCTTCATTTATCTTTATTTGGTCTATTATCTTTTCTATGTTAAAGGTAGATTGCAACAACTCATCTCTAAATGCTTCATCTATAGTCATAGGGAATGCTCTTAATTCCTCATTATAAGAAATGTCGCTTTCCTTTCTCTTACTACTTCTCTTCGCCTCTAAGAATTGAACACTACCAATAGTCTTCTTATCACCATACACATTGTAGTAAAAACTACCCTTCTCTATAACTTCGTGGCAAACACCATATTTATCTGTGAATTCCTCCATATTCTTATGAGCTGGAAGAAAGTACGAGTACAACCCTGATGGTGTTCTACCTGTAATCTTATTTCTCTTCTTAATACTTGATGACTTGTATAGTTTGAAGAATTCTTCTCCACCCTTATTCATCGCATTAACGGTTGAGCCTATAAATGCCTTCCCTACAATTTTACCACCTGTATCGAATGTTGGTGATACTTGACCCCAATGCTTCTCGAAGTTAGCAGGCTTTTCCCACTTAGATGCCTCATCTCCAAGATATCTAAACATCTTTTGACCATCATAAGCTGAATCCTTTGTTGGTAAGAAGTCTACTAACGTATTTAAGTAATCATCTGTATTTGTATCTCTATTCTTCTTAGATAACTTACTCTTGTCTTGCGGTCTTGCAAAATCTAAGGCTTTCTTTGAATCTTCAATACCCCTTACAATAGGTTTAAAGAAGAATGGTAAATTAAGGAATGCATAACTAAACTTAGAGAATGCCTTTGCAGCATCATCATTAGTTTTTGATGTCATACCTATTCTTGCATTTGAAGTTGAGGTTGCATCATTAAGTAGTTGACATATAATTTGATAGGTATAACCTGTACGTCTTGATTTTACAAATAACTCACCTAAACATCGAGGGTCTACAATACAAGCCTCTGTGAAATAAAACATATCTCTTTGGGCTGTCCTGAAGTCCATATATCCACCTGAATCTTCCATCTTTACCCATTGAAGTGCAAAGTAATGACTACCAGTTAGATACTGAGGTTTTCCATTATTCATAAACCAGATACCCTCTCTTCTTCTCCTAAATTCCTCTATAATGTATTCAGTGTATGCTTCTGCGTTTTCTTGAGATAAACCACTTGGCACATCTAATCTTCTCCAATATTGATCTTCCTTCTTCTTATCCCAGAATAATATATCTTTTCTGTAAGGTACTTTTGGTAGAGTTATATTTAAACCACTAAGGTTTATTACCTCACCCCTTGTACCATTAGGGTCTAATATGATTGAATCATTTTCTTCATCATACCATTCTTTATAATAGTTCTTTCTTGGTAAAAACTCTCCACAAGCAAACTTCTCAACT